TAATGTACTTGAGTCGCTTTATTCTTCTGTTTACTTCTTTTTCTAATCTAAGTTTTGCTGATGCTCGTAAGCGTCGCTCACCGCCAGTGCTGCGAATCACTTGAGCTACGTCTACGCCATAGGGAGAAATCAATGGATATCTAGCTTTTCCTTTTCTCTCCCAGACTGTAAACCCTAGCTTTTCCGTATTTGGCCCGAAGGCATGTGGATAAAGAACTCTTGACCCGCCTTTAAGTATCTTGGCAGTAGTGCCTTTAATTGTTTTCTTTTTCTTTTTCTTAAATGGATTAAACTGCTTCGCCTGCTTTACAAGTTTAAGGCCAGTCTTTCTGGCACTTTTTATCATGTCTTTTGATCGCAGCATTTTGAAACGAAATGGTTTCTTTTTCGCTGCCTTTATCTTCGGAGTCTTCCTTCCTTTTTGTGTTTTTGGAGTCTGCTTTGGTGAAAACCAGCGAATCGGAATCTTTGAATCTGTTATGACAAGCTTTCCTGATTGGTCTTCTTTCTTGGCAAACTTTAACTTGATTCTCGAGTCTACAATTGTCTTTGGTGTTTTGCTTGAGCCTTTAGTTTTCGTAATGGCAAGCTTCTCACGAATCAGTCGACCGGAATCTAATCTAACTCCCTTAATCGCTATGTTGACCGAAGCACGCCTTAACGCTGCAACGTCTTCTTGTAATGCTGGAAACTTATCAAGTAGATCTTGCATCCCTTTGGTTTTCGACCTGAAAGAAATCATTGCAAGAGCAACCTTAGGAACCCCGTTGAGTCTGCTTGCACTCTAACAATAGCACGTCGCACTGAAGCCTCTCCTAGCCTCAATGCGACCGCTATTTCATCTCCACCTGTTTCGATCTCTGTCGACGCGATCCCTAACGCCGAATCGTTCAAAACGCGGACTATGATCGACTGCGACTGCACGTCACCTAATTCCGCCACGACGGATAATTCGTCACGTAACACCAATGCGGTTACGCTTCGGCTACCGCCGGCTAGTGGGTAATAGGTGACCGACTCACCGAACTGGTATAGCAGCCCGCGTGAACCGGTCTTTTTGAATTGCGTCGCAAATCGATTCGTCATAGGTTCACCGATTAGGTGGTAATGTTGCTCAACAAGTGACCAGCTTCAGCGTATAGAACCACTTCATCAACGTCGTGACGAACGCGAATGATGCTGCTTCTGGTCTGCTCTTCGCGGTAGCTTTCAATCGAACCACCGATAGCACTGCCGTCAGCAGACCAATGGAAGGTTCGACCGATGCAAGGCTCTCGGAAGTCTGCTCCGGTTGCAATCTTGCAGACCATTGCATACTCACCCGACCAAATCTGAACCGGAGAAGCTGACTGGCCTTCGATAGCGTTGTTCTTGGAGCCACCAGCAACCAAGATGTATGGCAAGTCAAAAACCTGAGCCAACATCTCAACCGTGACGTCAGTAGGCTTGGTTGGATCGCCGGCACCAGCGGACTGAATGCGTTCAACAACCTGGTCGGAGTTACGTAAGTTACGGAACACCTTCTTGTTGATAATTAAAGCGTTAGCCCAGAGACCACTGTTGTCGTAAATCTTCTGGACTGCTGCTTCAACGTCGGTAAGTGGAACGCAGTTGGTAGCGTCGTCCCATTCGTGAGTGATGGCAGTCGTTAGGCTTGCACCTGTCCATGTTGTGGTGTTAAACACCGATGCTGCAACACGTTCTTCTTGAGCACGCAAGACAGCGTTATAGGCACGAGCGGTGCTGATAACTTCGGCATCGAAGTATTCAGCATACATCTCGGCTTCGCGGTCATCGACAGGCTCTTCCGCACCGTACTCGACGCAAGTGTACGAGCCGGTGGTGAAAGTAAACTTGCCGCGATTGTATCCAGCACCAGGAGCACGCTTGGTGTCTCGCTGTTGCAAGAGTTGTTCGAGTGGAATCTTGCCGAAGACTCCGGCCTGCGAAAGAACGTCTACAACCGGAAATGCTCGGTTTGAGATGTATCCTCGCTGATCCATTGCCAGGTCGAATTCCATCAGGCTGTCAGCCAGGTCAGGACGTAAGGTTGCTAAACTTGTGCTTGGGGAAGGCATTTTATTATTCTCTCTTTGCTTGTTTGATTGTGAAGAAACACTACGGGCTTAGCACCGTGGGCGAGCACCTCACCCGTAGTGCTTGCGGGGGAAACGGGTCAACTACTATGCTGCTTCTAGCACGTAGGTAAGCAATGCGTCGATGTGGGTCGCGGTCGCCAGGTCGCTACCATCTTTGATGATGGTGATTGCGGTGTTAACGTCGTTTGCGACGAACGAGGCACCGTCGGCTAGAATCACGCCGTTGGTTGCGGTTCCGGCACGCAAATAGTTGGAACGTGTCAGTCCAGCTACCTTGGCATCCAGCAAGGAAACCACGCTAGACGACTGCGTTCCGCGAACTAGAACACCGGTTGCAGTCGCTGCGTTGCCTCCGATGGCAATCAATGCTAGGTCTTGCAAACGGTACTTGAACCCAGGAACAGCAGGAAGCAAAGTTGCACCAGCGTTGACGTTTGCAGTCGTGGTACGAACGCGAGCCACTTGAGCAGCGGTCTGATTACCAGACAAGCCACCACCGCTAACGCTCATCACTTCGATGATATCGCCGTCGGTCGTGCTGGTTTCTAGTGCGATACCTTCAACAACGGTTCCGCTTGAAGCAACCTTGCCAGATGCAGCAGCGTAAACCAAATTGCCAGCAGTAACTGCACCGCTTGCAACCATCTTGCGGCTACCAGCAGCACTACGCAAACGAACGGAAACAACGTCGCCAGAAGCAAACGATTCGACTTCCATCGTGCCGAGTGCTTGGTCAGCAGCGGTTGCAACTACAAGCACGGCGCTAGAAATCTTAACTCGGAGGTACTGGTCGATTGCAGCACCAGCGGTAAAAGCCTTTGTGTTAGTATCAACGTATTGACTCATCTTATTAGCCTTATCTTAGTAGGTTTCGAAAGGAAAAATGTTCCGCAATTAGCGGATGCCAGACTCGGACAACATCGCTGCCCGCAATCCTGGGTTCTCTTTGTTGGCACGACGAACAGCCGAAGCTTTGTCGATGCCGTTCTTGACGTGCTTCTCAACTGCGTCTTTCCACTGCTGTGCAGCGTTCTTGAACGACTGAACCGGAGCAGAGCGGACAACCTGAACGCCACGAGCACGCATAGCAGGCTTCTCTTCTTCCATCGGCATAACATGCTCTTCGGCCTTTGCGGCTTCGAGTTGTGCCTTGTATCCGTTCATCTCTTCTTCCATTGCCGACATCTTGGCGGACATTTCGTCCATCTTCGACATCAGTTCCTCAAGAAGCATTTCTCCAACGTCGTCCATCGACTTCTCTTCTTCGAGAGCCTTAACGATGAACTCGGGAGATGCTACCTTGCCATACCTCGCTTTGATGCTCTTGGCAGTCGCAGCGATTTTTTCTGTTGCCATTTCGGAATCTCCTACAGGCACAACACTATCGCCGGACGGATCGCCACTCACTTTGAGCGACGCAAGAACCCGCTGCGGCAAATTTCCTCTTGATTCGATAACTCGACTCGTTTTCTTAGTCGATAAGATTCGGTCAACCAGACCAGCGTCACGAGCCTCCGATGCGGTGTACCAAGTCTCGACGTCCATAATCTGCTTGATTTCTTCTTCACTTCTTCCGGTGCGTTCCGAGTAGGCAGCAATCATCGATGACTGAAGCTTCTTGAGCAGCTCAGACATCTTTTCGTGGTCGTTGCCATCGCCTTCCGTCATCGTGTACGGGTTATGCAGCATCACGTAACCGTTCTCGGTAATCTCGACGGTATCCGCTGCCATCGGAATAAACGAGGCAATCGAGAACGCTGCCGATTCGACGATAGCCTTTGAACCAGCAGGCCAAGCGGTGATTGCGTCATAAATCGACATCCCGTCAAATACGCTGCCACCTTCGCTGTCGATGCGAATCACCAAAGGCAAAGACTTGTCTGCTTCCTCTAATCGATTCTTAAAATCTGCTGCCGTGATGCCTGGATAACCAATAGGTCCGTAGAGTTTGATTTCGTTCGCAGATGCTTCCGCTTTGAATGCTTTCGTGTTGTCTTCGGCGTTCATTTGTCGTACCAGTTTGTTAGCCCATGCTTGACCAGCGTCACCACCCCACAAGGCCCACGCAATTCGTCCGTTTGAAGGAAAGCCATCCTCACCAAGAGAGAAGCCTTCGCCTTGCTTGTCGACTTCATGTCGGTCGAAGTACGCCTTCATTCGTTTTGCTGTATCCGGAGAAATCTTGACACCGTTCGACAAGTCTCGTGCTCGTGCTATCCCGACTCCGGTTCCACCTCGACCAAATTCACGCCGCCAAGCTAAACCTTTTTCAGCCTCATCACGAACGCCTTGCGGAGGTGTAAAGTCGATCGATTCGTACTTGGCTGTTAGCTCCGGTTCGTTTGCGTAAAGTGCTTTTTGCTGCTCGGTTGCTGCTGCCTTAGTTCCATGGCATCCCATTACGGTGCCATCGTCTTTGAGGACGGCCCAAGGTTTACTAGCAGAGCACTCGCTTGACTTTGAAACTGAATAAGGCATTAGGCTTGCTCCTCGGGTTGAGGTGCTTTTTGTGCATCGGGTACTGCTGGATTGAATGCGTTAGTCCCTGCTGGCCCCATGATTTCCTCGGCTTGCGATGGGTCAAGCTGGAAGAAGTAAACCAATTGAGCAATACCTGATTCTCTCGGGAGCATTCCGTTAGCTACCTTTTCAACAATCATCGAAGCGGCAGTTACCTGAGCACCATTGAGTGCTGTATCTGCAATTTCAGATGTCTGCGTCTCTGGTGCGGAAACTTCAGAAGGCGACTGAACTTCCGTCGTTGGCTGAGAGTCTGCCT